CGTGTTTTCTCTACTTGGCTGTAGCCTTTCAAGTCGTATCTGTTGTGAAACAAATATTCCTTGAACTCTTTAGAATGCTTGGACTCAGGAGTTCGTCACACACACTAGGGGAGACTGAAGATGACCGAGACTAATATAGCTCGGACTAGATCCAGTTCTGCAGATCCTGAGTACGGCGGGGGTGAATTCCTTCGCTATACCGGGGCTGTTTCGGGTCCTTTTTCGTCCATTACGTGGTCTGAGACGTCCACTATCAGCGATTATGTTGATAGTAACTTTCATGACCGTCGCAATAACGGAGAGGTCTTCAACAATCCTTGTGTTTTAGAGGTAGACGAGTTCTCGTGCATCCAAGATGAAGATGTTTATTTCTCATACTGGGATGCTAACGATGCAACGAAGTGGTCACGTTGGCAGAATGGTAACTTGTCAAACTACGCCCTTAATTATTGGGGCGCTGGTTATGATCCAAGTAACTGTACTGCCGCTGATCCACCACTTGACGTTGAGCGCCGTGCGAAAAGCCGGTGTCTAGCCAACGTTGACTCTACACCTTACGAGTTTGCCGAGGATATTGGTGAAATTCGAGAAACTATTGAATTTCTAAGAAATCCTATTGCATCTATTGCCAATGTCGCCCGAGCTTACAAGCTCAAGAAGCAGCAAGTAGACCGTATCAAGGATGCTAAAAAACAGGCGAAAGCCTTAGCAGACTTGTGGAATACCTATCGCTTTGCCTTCTCACCCCTATTGCGTTCTGTAATGGGAGTGGCGGAGGCGCTTGCTGAGTGGGAATCTATTGGCCGGCCTGCGAGGCGTACTGCTCATGGAAAGTCTGACGACTTATCCAACTCTGAGCTAGAGTATACCTCAAATGTAAACGGAGTTTTCTTTCCAAAGTATCGGAAGGTTTGCTCTAATCACATTGAAAGCCATGCAGTTATCTACTATGAGGTTTCTAACCCTCTAGCAGATTGGCGTTTTAAACTCGGTTTGCGCTTGAAAGACATACCTGTTACTCTGTGGAATCTATACCCACTGAGTTTCCTGTATGATCGGCTCTGGAATATCAGTGATATGATATCCGGAATCGTTAACTTTCTTGACCCAAACGTGACGTTCCTTGCCTGCTCGGAAACGCGTAAGCAGACGAAGACGACTAATCTGTCGTTTGTTGGATGCACGTGGTTCCCGGCATTATACCAGGCTGCGATCTCTCAACCGGACTCTGTTCAATGGAAGAATTTCCAATACAGACGTGCCGTTTGGGAGCCGCAAGTTCTTGATGTCGTCCCTCCGATAACTTGGAGAAACTTAGTCAAGGACATTACATCCATAACTGACCTTATTGCCATAACATTAGGCAGACTTCTTTAGTCGAGGTTATACAAACCCAAGGACCAAAAAATGTCTTTATCCAATGCTAGCGTTCTGTCTGGTGCCACTTTGGTGACACCAACAGGTGGTACGGCGATCTCGTTTACGTCTCTCGGGATTCGTAACAACACCAACCCTCTACACTGCACCGACGATGAATTGTCGGACCGCCGTGTGATTGTTGCGAGTTACAAACCCCCGAAGCCGTCCCCGGGCGCGCCGAACGGTTACACACAGGCTAGGCCGGCTGTTGTTTTCAAAAGCCCCTTCACCCCGGCTGATGGTAATCCTACCATCGAAACGATCCGTATTGAGTTCGGCCTCGACGTGAGGACGACTGCAGCACGTATCGCGGAGTTGAAGGTTATCGGTGTCCAGATGTTGCAGGACCCCGATTTTGCCAACCTGTGGTTGCTCGGCTCTCTTGATTAGTTCCAGCAATGAATCGCTGGGACTGGCTCACTTTGCTGATCGAGTTCTTAACAAGAATGAAATCAGACAAGGAAGTAAAGAAAGCTAAGCGTAACCGGTAACCACTAACTCTTCTCAAATAGGAGATATTCCAATGAGAAAGAAAGCTAAGATCTTTAGTCCTGACGAAATCAGAACACAGATTAGTCAGGCAGTTGAACGTGACATGAAGTCTAGCTCACTTGCGTATGCTAGATTTCACTGCCCGTCAGCGATGTTACGTTATAGGCTTGGAACCGAGATAGACAAGAAATATACGTCGATCTCTGGAAAGGACGCCGATTCGAGGCGTACGCTAGCGTTCATTAAGTTTTTGAACGTTAACATGCACATGGCCAATTTT